CCGAACACGGACAACGACAAAGCACAGAAGGAGCTGCTGACTTCGGCGCAGCAACTGCTCACCACGATGCGCAGCCTGACCGCTGCGGCGAAGGAGTAAGGGAGACATGGAACTGCAGGAGATGAAGACCACGATCGATCAGTTGAACCGCGGGTTCAACGAGATGAAGGCCCTTCTGGAGGGCCGCGGCGCCGAGGAACAGCGGAAGTATGGCGAGATGCTCGGCGAGACCAAGGCCAAGCTCGACGCCATGAACGCTCGCGTCGACCAGCTGGACGTCAAGCTCCAGCGCGGGCACTTCGCGGCGCCTAGCAACGGCGGCCGTGAGGAAACGCAGCAGGACCGGGAATACAAGGCTGCGTTCAACAAGTATTTCCGCAAGGGCGAGAAGGGCGTCAGCGAGATCGAGTTCAAGGCGCTGGCGACCGACTCCGATCCCGATGGCGGGTTCCTCCTGCCGCGGAACGTGCGCGCCGGGATCATCGAGAAGCTCGTCGAGATCTCGCCGGTTCGCGCGCTGGCCTCGATCGAGACGATCGGCGTCGGCGATTCGCTCGACGTTCCGAAGGAAGGCTCGACGAACTTCGACGACGGCTGGGTGGCCGAGCGTCAGGATCGCCCCGAGACGGCGACCGGCACGTTCGCGCTCGACCAGATCCCGACGCACGAGCAGTATGCGAAGCCGCGGGCGACGCAGAAGATGCTCGACGACAACACCTTCGATGTCGAGGGCTGGATCTCGCGCAAGGTCCAGGAGCGGTTTGCCAAGCGCGAGGGCACGGGGTTCGTCAGCGGCAATGGTGTGACGCAGCCCGAGGGCCTGCTCACGAACGCGGACATCGCGTTCGTGGTTTCGGGTGACGCCAACCTGCTCACTCCGAACGGGATCATCGATCTGTATCACGACCTGCCGGAGCCTTACGCGAATAACGCGACCTGGCTCATGAAGCGCGGGACCGTGAAGGCGATCCGCCAGTTTAAGGACACGACCGGCCAGTATCTCTGGCAGCCGGCCTTGGCGGACAAGACGCCGTCGACGATCCTCGGGCAGCCGTATCGTGAGGCGATCGACATGCCGGCGGTGGCAGCGAACGCCTTCCCGATCATCTTCGGCGACTTCAAGGCGGGATACGCCATCGTCGACCGGATGGGCATCCGGGTCCTGCGCGACCCGTATTCGGCCAAGCCCTTCGTCGAGTTCTACACCACGCGTCGCGTTGGCGGCCAGGTGGTCCTCGCCGAGGCGTTCCGCAAGCAGAAGGTGTCCGCGTAATTCACCGGGGCGGGCCGTTGCCCGCCCTTCTCATTCTTCTTCCTCGTATCGAGGGCGACGGCCGGCGAACCCCGTAACCGGCGGCGACTGAAAGTGGCGGGGCACAGGGGAGTTTTCAGATGAAGGACCTTCACAACCGCATCAAGGTTGTTCGCTCGATCAGCCCGGTGACCGGTGCGATTGACAACACCGCGCAGGTCGGCCAGATCGTCGACCACCAGGGATACGAGGCGGTGGAATACCTCGTTGCCACCGGAACCCTGGCGGACGTGGATGCGACGTTCACTGCGCTGCTCGAAGTTGGCGACCAGGCGAACCTTTCCGACGCCGTTGCGGTGCCAACCGCGGATCGGCTCGGGGCACTGCCTTCGTTCATCTTCTCGGACGACGACAAGGTGTTCAAGGTCGGTTACGTCGGCCCGAAGCGTTACTCGCGGCTGACGATCACCCCGGCGGCCAACACCGGAGCCTGGGGCATCGGCGCGGTCGCGGTGCTTTCGCACGCGCGTCACCAGCCGGTCGCGTAATTCCGGGGAACAAGGCGAACCAGACGGGCCGGCGGCGATATCGCCTGCCGGCCCTTTTTTATAGCAGCGGGAACGAATGCCGACCAAAGCCACCACGATGTTTTCGCTCACAAGGGTGAAGGCATATCTGGGCGCGACGCAGGGTGACAAGGACCAAGTCATCACCGACGTCGCCGATGGCGTCAGCGAACGGATCGAATTGCTGACCGGTCGTAAGTTCGTCACCCGCAGCATCACGCAGCTGTGCGACGCCAAAGGCGCCGACTCCCTGGCCTTGCGGGATTACCCGGTGACGGCCATCACGAGTGTCAGGCGCCGACAGGACGTCAGCGGCGCGTGGGAAACGGCGCTCGACGCGGCTGCCTACGAGGTGGATGGTCGGCTTGGCGTTCTTTACCTCAAGTCGGGAGTGGGGCCGTTCTATTCGGGGCCGCTGACGACGGAGGTGGTATTCACGGCCGGCTTCGGCGCCCAGGACGCGGCGACGTTGCCGTTGTTTCAAGAGGCCCTCGACTGGGTCAAGTTCGCGTTTACGCGGCAGGGCAACAACCTGCTCGTGACGAGTTCAGTTTCGGAAGGTGGCCGCTCGACGGTCATCGTGCCCGAACCGCCGAAGGACATCCTGAACGCGGTTCTGGCGTATCGGAAGGTCAGGCTCTGATGCTGGATATCAAGCTCGATCAATCCAGCGTCAGCCGGCTCAAGTCCGTGCTTGCTCACGGACCGCAGCTGCTCCAGCCGTCGTTGCTCGACGGCATGCGGCGCATCGGCATGGGGATCGAGGCGCACGTCAAGGGCAAGCTCAGTGGCCAGGTCCTGAAGGCGCGCACCGGGAACTTGCGCCGCGCACTCTTCAGCCGAGTGCAGACAACTGGCCGGGACGACGTGGTTGCGATCGTTGGCGTCGATTCGACGAAGGCGCCACACGGGCGGATACACGAGGTAGGCGGGATCATTCGGCCGCGACGCGCATCGAACCTTGCCATCCCGATTGGCGAGGCGCAGACGCGCGGTGGGGTTGCCCGGTTCACGGCGCGGCAGCTGGTGCAGAACCCGCGGGCGTTCGGATATACGGGCGCGTTCTTCAGGAAGAACGTGCTCTTTGGCAATCGGAATCGACGGCCGGTTCCACTGTTCGTGCTCAAGCCGCAGGTGTCGATCAAGCGAACGGGATACCTCAGTGGGTCGGTCGAAGAAAAGAAGCCGTGGGCGCTTGAGCAACTTGGACAGATCGTCGCCAAGGCCCTCAAGAGGATTTTCCCCAATGGGTGACCCGGTGGAATACATCACGGCGCGCGAATTCGAGAGCCGAATGGGGCGGCTTGAGACGACGGTCGACAGGGTTGAGGGCAAAGTCGACCGACTGCTCGGGCAGCGTGCGGTGATCGTGAAGAAGACCGCTCTGCATGCGACGTGGATCACGCCGCTGATCGTGGCGGTCATTGAGGCGCTGAAGGCGGTCTTCCGGTAATGCCTCCCGATCCGAAGCGACTCGGCGTGCTGAAAGCGATGAAAGCCGTCGCGCAGGGAATTACCGGGGCCGCGTATCACTTCCCGGTGACGAACCCGAAGAGCGTCACGCTCGACCCGACGTTCAACCTGATGGTGGCGCCGGGCATCGACTTGCCGCTCTACGTGATCGAGCCGGACCCGGATAGCACGCGCGATTTTTATCCGGCGATGCAAGTGCGTGACGTCATGACCGGAACGATTACAGGTCGAAAGGACGTCGCCGACGTGGTGGACCCGGACGCACGCGCGAACGCCTGGGAAAAGATGGCGGCCGATCTGGAGAAAGCGTTCGCGGTCGACGTCACGCTGGGCGGCCTGGTCTACGACCTTCGGTTGAAAACACCCGCACCGTTTGTTGGCGTCGGAACCGACGTCGTGATGGTGGTGGTGCCGTGGGAAGCGCGGATGCACCGCACTTACGGGGAGCCATAGAGATGTTCAAGTTCAAGGTGGATCTACAGGTCAGAGGCCAGGAGTGGGGCGTGTCGATCGGCAAGGGCAAGGTCGTCGGAATGGACGACAACCTCGGCGATGGCAAGACGCTCCGTTTCCTGATCGACAACGGATGCGTCAACCCCGACCACTACGAGGAAATCGATCCCGAGCCGGCGTGGACGCCGCCGCAGGATGAACCGGAAGAAGCAGAGGAGCAGGAGTAGGACATGTCACTTCAAGTCGGACGCAGGGGAAAGGTCTTCCTCAAGGAGGAGGCCGTTTATGGCGTTGCCGAAGTGCTCGCAGCGACGAATTTCATGCGGCACGTCAACGTCAATTTCGGATGGGACCCGTATGCGCGCGTGACGTCGCCCGAGCGCAAGGAGTCTCCTGGCCCGGTGAATCGGTTCGATCGTCGGAGCGACGCGTCGCTGAAGACGATCGAAGGGCTGCTGCGGCCGTCCGGCACGCTCAACACGGTGCCGGAATGCTCGCCGGTCCTGAAGGCCGGGTTTGGGCAGGTTCGTAACGTGACGCTGGCTACGACCGTGAACGTCGGGACCGGCACGGTCAACGGCGCCACGCTCGGGTCGGCCGCGGGCCTGGCGAAACACGATGCGGTGCTGATCGTCGCGGGCGGCATCAAGCACGTGCGGTTCCTGACGTCGGTCGCGGGCGCCGTCGTGACCTGGGCGCCGGCTCTTCCGAGCGCGCCCGCGGATGGCGCCGCGGTCAAAGGCTGCATCACGTATCGCCTGACCACGGACCTGGCGATCTCGCTCGACATCCTGCACGCATACCCGTCGTTCAAGCGGGAGCTGCTCGGCGCCGGCATCGATTCTCTGAACCTGGAATTCGACGGCACCGAGGAGGCGCGGTTCACGGCCAATGGCCCTGCCAAGGAGCAGCTGACCCCTGGCCAGGCGACCCCCGGTTCCGCGACTGAGGTAGGCGGCCATCCGCCGACCGGAATGGTGGGCGAGCTTCGCGTTGCTGCGAACGCCTACAAGCACACGTCGCTGGGGATCGAGATCAGCAACGGCCTGGCGGTTCGGCACAGCGAGGCTGGCACCGAGCGGCCGAGCGAGTTGTTCCGCCGGGAACGGCGCGAGACCAAGGTCAAGCTCGACGCCTTCGCCGAGGACGAGACCGCGATCTACGACCAGACCGAGTCCGGCGGCAACCTTGCGATCCTTCGGCAGAACGGGCGGACGGAGGGCAATATCACCGCCGTCTACTGCCCGAAGGTCGAATTCAAGCCGGCCGAGACGAGCGATGGTGAGGACGAAGTTCGGTGGGCATTCGAGGGCATGGCTCTCGAAACCGCCGATGGAGAGAACGACGAAGTCATCCTCGCAATCGCGTAAGACCGGGTAGTAAGGCCACTTTCTTTACCGTCGCCCCGTCGAACGGACCGCAGCCGCCTTCGCTGCGGTCCGAACGATCCCCGCGAGCGGCGGACTTCGACAGTTCGGAAAACGCAATTCACAAACCCAACTTTGAGGAGGGTCCATTTCACATGGCCAAGGTATCGGTCAAGCGGTGGCTCCCGGCTGTTGTGCAGTTCGAAGGCGCGCCGGTGAGCATCGAAGTCAAGCGGCTAACGCTCGGGGAGTTTCTCGCCTTCGAGTCCGAATACTTCACGTATGCCCGGCCGATGCCGGGTGGCTTCGAAGCTCCCGCCGAGGAAATCGAAAAACGCAAGAACGCGATGCTCGATTGGTGCAAGACGTCGTTTTCGAAATACGTGCGCGTGTGCGCGGGCGAGATCGACGACGAGGGCACGGAGATCACAACTGGCGAAGCGTTCCACGACCTGGCGGCCGGACAACTGGACGTGAAGATCGACGTGATGAACCAGATCTGGTCGCACAACCGGTTCGATGAGGAGGTGCGAAAAAAGCTGCGGTCGCTGTCCGGTTCAGCGACTACCTCCGACGGGCTACGCCCGGAACCTCATGGTCTGACACCGGAGCTGACTGCGGCAAGTGCAAAGTCTTTGGACTTTGTGCCGACAGAGGCTGTCGACCTGGGGGCAGTTTCGACGGGAATGCCGTCTGGCGAGACGAGCGCATAGAGACGACGGTCTGCCCGGTCCTGTCGCTCAAGGACCGGGACGTTGAGGACGTATTGCGGTGGTTCCTTCACTGCTACGACCTGGAATTCACACCGCAAGGCGCGGCCGTATGGCGACGAGTGGCGTTGCCGGCGGCCGGCGGTGTGGCCGAGCAAGACGCCTGGTTGATGAACGGCCTCGATTACGTCGCCACGTTGCACCAGCAACTGGTGAACGACATCGAGCAGCGGCGTAGGCGG